TTAGGAAAAGCTGTAGATGCTTTCTTCACAGGAAGGTCAACTGCCAAAACTTTTCTGGAAGGTAGAAGAAGACCTATTATCAGACAGATCTTAGTTGAAGAACCAACGATTAGAAAAAACTTAAGTGAAACAGATTATGATGATTTATTATTTGCACAAGATCTAAACAAAGGCGCAGACCCAAACAAAGATCCTTTTAAATACTTAGATAAGTATTTTGTAAGAGATGATGATCAACTTGATATGTTAGATGATATTATTGATGAAATGCCTGGCAGCACACCAGCAGAAATATCTGCAGAGTTTAAAAAAAGAACAGGTGGCTTAAAACCAAAAGATCCAGACCTTGGAGATAAGTTAAAAGATCTACCTGATGATATTGACCCAGACGCTATGGCTGAAGGTGGTAGACCTGGCAAAGGTTTAGATTACTTGATGGGAATATAATATGGCCGAGTTTGGAACACCAGAAACTTGGAATATGAAGGTCGGTGACTTTATTGAGTCAGAGTTACCAAAAGAAAAACCACAAGCACTTTTAGATTTACAAGAACAAAATAGAAAGCAAAGACTTTTAGAATCTTTACAAAAGATTGGTCCAGGTTTGATGGATGAGTCTTTAGATTTTATTAGAAGAAACGAAATGGCCATAGGCGGTGGTCGAGTTGGGTTTGCAAGAGGTGATTTTATTACAAAAGAAGGATATGGTAGAGGTGTAAAAGGATCAAACATACCTTTAAGTGAATATGAAAAAGAATACAAAGGAATAACTGAATATTATAATAAAACTAGATCAGGTAAATGGAGTTCTCTAACTCCACAGCAAAGAAATGCTTTTATAAAAACATTTGAAAGAAACATTTTAAATCCAAGAGGATTATTAAAAGAATTAAGAGCTGATCCTGAAAAATTAAAAAAATTTAAAGAAGACGTTGCTAATAACTCTCGTGTCGAAATTAGAAGAATGTATGGTACAAAAGGTGTTCCTCTATCTGAATCAGTTCTAGGAAGAATTGTAAAAGAGTTTAATATAAAAAAATTTGGAAAACTTGCTCCAAGAGGGCTAGATAAAATAAAACCTGAAGTTACAAAAGACGCAAATAAACTTTTAAATATTTTAAAAGATAATCCAAATATTAGTTCAGATGAACTTATTAAAAAATCTAATCTTTCTAAAGGAAGATTTAGCTCTGCAGCGCAGGCTTTGCAGGCTGATAAAGTTTATGATGGTAAAAAACGTTTTAATATTTCTAAAGATTTAAAAACAAGAATAGATAAAATTAATGTTCCAAGAGGTGTAGAAGAAACTTTAATTGAAAAAAAAGTATTAAAACCAAAAGAAATTAAAAAAAGTTTTACTGATCCTAGAAAAGCAATTTCTAAATTTTTTGATAAGGGAACTGTATTTGAACATACTTTTCCTAGAACACTAATTCCTTTTATAAAGGGAGAGAAAAATCAAAAAGCTTTAGAGATAACAGGAACTAGAACTTCGCCTTTTTTAAATCAATTTAAAAGAAGATTTGATAATTTACAAAAAGGTGCTGTGACTAAATTTTTAGAGGATGGTGATTTAAAAGCTTATAATAAAACCATTGATAATATTAGAGACACAGTAAAAAAAGCAACGGGTGGATATGAAGTAGGTTATATAAAATTTGACAAAAATAAAAATGCAACTCCTATCGTGAATGCAAAACCTGTTACAGAGGGTTTTAAACAATTTGGACTAGAGACTAATCAAAGAATGTCCGCATTTAAAAACGCTAAATATTCTTCTACTCTTCTTAAAAACTATTTAAAAAATCCAAACGCAGAAATATTCAATAGTTTAAAAATAGAATTTCCTCCTCAAAGTATTTCAACTAATACTATAAAAAATTTAGATGTTGCTGCAAAAAGTTATGAAAAAGCAAAGCCTTCTTTAGGAAACATAAAAAAGTTTACTAACTTTGCACAAAAAAATATAGAAAACCCATTAGTTAAAGCATTATTTAAAACATCATATGGAAAAGCAGCGCTAGTAACAGGAGCTGTTTTATCTCCAAGTTTATTAGCAGCAGACGAACCCGGAGCCGAGACACCCGATGATTTTCCAACAGGTAAAGTTGCAGCAGGAGCTGCGGCAGCACCACTAGCTACAAAAAAAGGAAGAAGTATTTATGGTAAAGCAGCAAAACAAATTGCAAGAGGTGTAGGAAAAACATTAGCTGTTGGCGCATTACCGCTAGAAGCTGGTTTTGTATTAAGTGATTTAAAATCAGGTGCATCCACACCTGAAGCATTAGCTAATATTCTTTTATTAGGAGGAGCTGTAAGACAAAAAGAGAAAAAAGATTTTATATCAAATAAGTATGGTCCTGAAGTTTATGCACAAATTCAATCTTATAAAAGTTTTGGTGAAGATGGTATGGACATTCCACAAGAATTACCAGAACAATTTCAAGCTATTGAATTAGAAGCAGATCAATTTGTAGAAGATGAAAGAACAAGAAGAGCTGAAGAATTTGCTAGACAAACAGAAGAGGATAGATCTTTACCATTAATACCAGAATCTATGAGTCAAGGATTATATTCACTTGGAGGAAGAGTAAGTTTCGCCAATGGACCAGATGATCCTAGCAAAAGAAAATTTATGAAGCTTATGGGCATAATGTCATTATTGCCGTTTGGTATAGGTAAAGCATTTAAGATGGCAGAAAAAGCAGCACCTGTTGTGCAACAACTTAAAAACACAACCACAACGATGCCAGACTGGTTCCCTAATTTTGTAAACAAAATGATGTTTACAACAGGAGGTAAAAAAATAGATGCTGATGTTATGGAATACACTACACCTGAGTTACCTGGAGTAAAAATGACAAGAAGAGATGATGGTCAAATTATAGTTGAAGGTAAGAATGCTTATGGTGAACCTTATGAAATACAATACGAGCCACCACGTTTTGAGGTTGTAGATGAAAAAACAGGTAGAGCTGTAGAAATTCCTGGTGAGTTTAGAGCTGAAGACACTGTTTATAGACGAGTTGGACCAGAAGGTGATGACTTTGATGTTGATTTTGAAACTGTAGATGACGTAGAACAAATATTAGGAGGTGATTCTACAAAATTAGAGGGCTTTGCTAAAGGGACAGGTAAGTCTAAATATACACAAGGTCAAAGAAAAATTGATGCAGCTGAGGCAACACAAGAGAGAGCTGATCTTGATGAAGGCCCTGATATAGATATGAGTGATTATGAAGACTAAGCTAACAACCACAATACCACCAAAAAGAGGACCTCAACCCCAGGGCTTGCTTATTAATTATAATACTGTTAAACCTGTGAAACTGGAGAAAATAAATGGCAGACGTAGACAAGTCTCTACCAAACGTAGAGCAAGAAATAAAAGTTCCATCACCTGAAGAACTCGACGTAGCTTTACAGGAGGAACAAGAAAAAATAGTTGAACAGGGTGAACCTGTAGAAGTAACAGAAAACGAAGATGGTTCTGTAGATATTAATTATGACCCTTCAATAGGTTCTGTTGAAGGTGGACAAAATCATTACGATAATTTAGCAGAACATTTACCTGATGATATTTTAGGTAGATTAGGAACAACACTTTATCAAAATTATCAAGATTATAAAAATTCTAGAAAAGATTGGGAAAGAGGATACAGAGAAGGTTTAGATCTTTTAGGATTTAAATACGATAACAGAACAGAGCCTTTTCAAGGTGCAAGTGGTGCAACACATCCTGTTCTTGCAGAAGCAGTAACACAGTTTCAAGCTTTAGCTTACAAAGAATTACTACCTGCTAACGGTCCAGTTAGAACACAAATTTTAGGTGTACCAACACCAGACAAAGAACAACAATCTCAAAGAGTAAAAGATTTTATGAACTATCAAATTATGGATAAGATGAAAGACTATGAGCCAGACTTTGACTCTATGTTATTTCATTTACCGTTAGCTGGTTCATCTTTTAAAAAAGTTTACTACGACGAAGCAGCACAAACAGCTGTTTCTAAATTTGTACCCGCTGATGACTTGATTGTTCCGTATACAGCTACCTCATTAGATGATGCGGAGTCTATCATTCATCGCGTACAAATATCTGAAAATGAATTAAGAAAACAACAAGTTGCTGGTTTCTATAGAGACATAGATTTAAAACCTGGACCAGTTAATGAAACTGAAGTTGAAAAAAAAGAACGTGAGCTTCAAGGAGAAACTAAAGGAAGAGACGAAGATGTATTTAATTTATTAGAGTGCCACGTAAATTTGGATTTAGAGGGATTTGAAGATGTGGGACAAGACGGAGAGCCAACAGGAATTAAACTTCCGTACGTTGTAACTCTTGAAGAAAATTCTAGAGAAGTTTTATCAATCAAAAGAAATTATGAAATAGGTGATCCTTTAAGAAAAAAAATAGATTATTTTGTTCATTTTAAATTTTTACCAGGATTAGGTTTTTATGGTTTTGGTTTAATACATATGATTGGTGGATTATCAAGAACAGCTACAGCTGCATTACGACAACTATTAGACGCAGGAACATTATCTAATTTACCTGCAGGATTTAAACAAAGAGGAATTAGAATCAGAGATGATGCACAATCTATTCAACCAGGTGAGTTTAGAGATGTAGATGCACCAGGTGGTAACATCAGAGATTCTTTTATGATGCTTCCATTTAAGGAACCATCACAAACTTTATTAGCACTTATGGGCGTCGTAGTACAAGCAGGTCAAAGATTCGCTTCAATAGCAGACTTGCAGGTAGGTGAGGGTAATCAACAAGCGGCAGTGGGTACGACAGTAGCCTTGTTGGAAAGAGGAAGCAGAACAATGTCTGCTATACACAAAAGAATTTATGCAGCCCTTAAACAAGAGTTTAAATTGTTAGCAAGAGTTTTTAAGTTATATCTACCTAACGAGTACCCCTACGATGTCGTTGGTGGTCAAAGAATGATTAAGCAAACAGACTTTGATGACAGAGTAGATATATTGCCAGTTGCAGACCCAAATATTTTCTCACAGACACAGCGTATTTCCCTCGCACAGTCGGAACTGCAACTGGCTACATCTAATCCACAAATACATAATTTATACGAAGCGTATAGAAATATGTATGAAGCTTTAGGTGTGAAAGACGTTGATAAACTTTTAATTCGACCACAACCACCCCTACCAAAGGACCCAGCGTTAGAGCATATTGATGCTCTCGCTGGGAAACCGTTCCAAGCTTTCCCTGGTCAGGACCACAGAGCACATATAACTTCGCATTTAAATTTTATGGCGACGAATATGGCAAGAAATAATCCAATCGTTATGGCTGCTCTTGAAAAGAATTGTTTTGAACACATTTCTTTAATGGCTCAAGAACAAGTTGAGATAGAATTTAGAAATGAAATGTCACAACTTATGATGATGCAACAAAACCCACAAGCGATGATGGATCCAAATATGCAAAATCAAGCTAGAATGATTTCTGAAAAAATAGAAGCAAGAAAAGCACAACTAATCGCTGATATGATGGGTGAATTTACAATGGAAGAAAAGAAAATTACCTCACAATTTGATAATGACCCTATTGCAAAACTAAGAGCAAGAGAACTAGACCTTCAAGCACAAGAAAATCAAAGAAAACGTAAAGAAGGTGAGGACAGATTAAACCTCGATAAGATGAGAGCGATGATGAATCAAGAAAATCAAGACGAAAAACTTGATCAAAACGAAGAATTAGCAAAATTAAGAGCAAATACTTCGATTGAAAAAACAATATTATCAAAAACACTGCCAAGTGCTAAAGATATG